TAACCGGCTAAGGGACGCCAAGATGACTGAAACCAGTTGCCTTTTGCATCGAGCTTCAAGATTTCTATCTGCTCTAACGCAATCTCCTGCCCATGTTTCTCGGACATCGTGGCGATCTCGTGGGCCAAAGCCGCCGCCTTGTCCTTATCTTTGATAACCTTGCCAAGCAGCCCGCTTACAGGGCCTATCAGCTGTCCTACTATGCTCATTACAGAAGTCCTGTTGGTAACATTCGATTTTCAAACGTGCTGGAAAAACCATCGGTGAATATACGCTGCACGGTTTCAGCGGTTGGGCCTGCGACAACTGCAGCTGCGCCTGTAACGCCGCGCCCCCAATCAGCTGCCTGCATCGCTTGTTGAGCAATCGTTATGGGACCGGCCGCAAAAGAGCGGTCAAATGCAGCGCCTAGGTATTCAGGCCAACTGAGGTTGTCCGTGCGGAAGTAATCTTTAGCGTCGTGGTCTATGCCTGGAATGGCGTAAGCAAGACCAAACTTGGCGTATTCACGAAGCTCCATGCTCACCATAGCCAGTGGCATAGTCGCTATACCCATCAAGGCAAATACACCTGCTGCGCCGGTCAATGCCGCGTACTTGCTTGCGTCGGTTGCGGTAGCGCCATTCAAACGTGAGGCTGCTTCGCGTCGTGCGCCTGCAAGCATTACTTTGCCGTACGAGTAGAAGAAACCTTTTAATTGCCAGAACAGCGCCCAGTGTGGGTCAGACGCCCACAGAGGTCGTTCAGCAGCGTTCGGTCGTAGCGTTGATGATTCGACAAAACGTTGAAGCGCCATTCTGACGCGCTGGCCCTCTGGAGTGTTGAAGTTCTGATCTGACTTAGACCATGCCTGCACATCGGCAGCGGACACGCCTAGCTCATCGAGGTACTTCTTGGAAAAGGCGTTCGCGTTCCCGTCGATATCAGCGTGCTTAATAATAAACCGTACGCCCATATTCGAAGCAAACTCGCGCGTAAACTTGGTGTATGTATCTAGCAGAGTCACTCGGAAGAACCCGTCTGTCAGCTTGCGCGCACCTTCGCTCATGAAATCTAGTTCTGCCTGCGACATCATGATGTTCGCGACTGATTGACTGGTTACAACTCCGAGATCCCTAGCTAAGGCTCGCGCTTCATCTCTGTTGCGGATACTTCTGACAATCTCCTTCATACCTTCAGTAACCGAACTGAATTCTTTACTAGCTATAACAGGCCCAGCCAATTCTGGGATGGACCCCAATACCGCCAGTGGAAGAATAGCGAAGATCTGCAATACAGAACCCCAGCTGTTGATCGTCCGCCACATAGGGCTAAGCGGAGACTCTTGGTAGCCGAGATACTTATGTACAATTTTCTGTACTTCTGCCTGATCTTTGCCTGACAGTTTGCGCAGTTCTTCTTCGTAGATGCTGTTACCGAATTCGTCTTCAGTATTACGCTTCCACTCGACGCGCTTCACAGTCTTCGTAATGTAGGTCATCAACGCGACGTCTGTGTCTTCGAGAAGACCAGCGGCCTTCAACTTGTCTCGTCCTACAGCCTTCGTCAGCTTAATTGCCGCTTCAGCTGATTGCGCAGGATTAGTCCCCTTGATGTCTATCGGGGCACCGTCCATAACGGCTTGCTGATAATCGACCAGTTTCTGCACGGCAAACTTGATGTCCGCAGGCTTTGCTTCTGGATCAGATTCGAGGATCAGCTTAATAAGTACGTCTGGGTTTTGCTCGATTTCGGAGAGCTTTAGCACGACAGGCGCGTAATCAGTCTGCCTGCCGATGTCAGCCTGAGACGGCTCTATGTACTCATCGTAGAACTGATCAAACCACTTGCGTACCGCGATCGCGTTTTTATTCGTAAGGTCTCGCGTGGGCGTGTCTGAAAACGCTATATCAATGTCAGCTTGTACTTCCGGCGAATCTAGGTCGCCATCGATTGCGTCCTCCAACTTGTTAAACCAGCGGTTGCCTTCAAGCATCGAGGTCTTGATAAAGCCAAGCTTATTCCGGCCTTTACCGTTGGCCTGTTGCGCTCTGCCGTAGAACAGGTCAGCCACCTTATTGCCGGCGATTTTTCGGAGTCGTGAGTCGGCGGTGAAGATAAAGTTATAAACAGGTGTGAAGCCATCGCTTCTAATCAGCTGTTGTACTTTCTTGTTAACCGCGCCGACGAAGCCTGGCTGCTGTTTCTCAACGACTTCTGCCATCTTGCGGACAATAACTTTCTCTTGCATCGATGCTGTTTGCGCACCAGATGCCGTGCTGCCTTCGGAGCGACGGCGTATAACTTCATCCATATAGCCACGGAATTCTGGCGAAGCAGCGTCACGGCCAAACCGTTTCTTCATGTCAGCAGAGAAGGCTTTGTAAAACTGCTTTAGCTTACGGGCAACTTTCTGGAAGTGCGCGCCTACCAAGCCTTTCTTTCTGTCTTTGGCGTATTCAGCAATCGCCCAGTTAGCAGTCTGATCTGCGTACCACTCTTCGAAGCCGTGCTTCCCTCGGTACGCAGTAGGCGCGTCGTCGGCGTCGCGCGCTTTTTGGAACTCGTCAAACAGGCGGTTATATAACGCAGGGTTCTTTAGAGTTGAAGAGAGCTGCTCTTTGAACAGGGCATGCCCGAGTTCGTGAGCAACAATCAGCGCCGTGTCCAAGTCGTTCTTGCCCGCGCTTTCATCAACAAGAATGATGTGCGCATCGCCAAATCCGATGTATCGACCGCCGCCTTGTGGGTCCGCTATAAGCTGCTCTGCGACTTCCTTAACGTATGCAGCTACCCTAGGGTCGCTGAATGCGTCTTCAAAGCTGTCCATACGGAGCAACTCGCGGACTGACAAGACTGACGTAGGCTTATCTAAGTTCAACGTTCGGCGCGCAATATCAACAACCCGCGCAGCGATCGTGCCAGCCTTTACGCCAAGAGGCTTGAGGTCACCTAAGTTTTCCGCTTCAGGGTCAAAAGCGTAATCAGCATCAGCGTCCGTGGTTTGCTCTGAGAAGCCGATCGGCCTCAAGTCTTCACTCGGTGTGTCCGCCACAGGCTCGTCGGGCCGGAAATTAGTCGGGCGGTCGTTGAAGCCCACGTTGCGCTCTTGTGCAAACTCTTCGTCAGTTAGGCGCTTGCCGTTCTTGCTGATGATGTAAGGTCTGTTGGAGCTTTCAATCTCCTCTTGCACCTGCTGCTTGTTACCTTCGAAAACAACAAAACCGTCTTCGTTTGTTAGCGTGTAGGTTGAATCCTTTGAAGGCGTGTTCTCAGGCGTTTTATTCAGGAGCTTACCGACGGTGATTGACCGTCCGTCTTCCATGCCTGCCTGCACGTCCATCAGCGCGAGAAGGGGTGGCTTCACGGGTTCCGTCAGGCCTTCTGCGCCTTGCTCCTTCTGCTTCTGATACTCCGCGTAGTCACGTGCCCATTTCGCGCGCTGAATTTTTAATCGATCCAGTGGCGAGTTTCTTCGGGCCTCTCTGTCAGCACGACGTCCTTGAGCGACTCTGCCTTCAACTTCAGATAGGTACTGTTGAACCTCGGCAAGACGCGCATTTAGATCGGGGCTGTCAGGATCTAAGTCCCACTCCAACGCTGCATCCGCCACTGCTTGCTCTTCTTGAGCAATCTGGGTCGATATGTCTTGCAGGTCTTTAAGGAGCTTGGAGCGAATGTCGTATCCGCCAATCTTAACCACTCTGCCTTCAGCAATCAGCGAACCAATTACCTGAAACAGGCCGTTGCGCATCGCTGTTACTCGACCGCCTTGGGTGAACTCGCCGCGCTGTTCGATTGAAAAAAGACGCTGTCCGTCTTTGACTAGATCAACAAGGTTTACAGCGACTCCATCTACGGTAACAAGTTCTTCTGGCTTCTTGTTTACCCAGCCTTTCTTAGTTCGGCGCTGGCGGGCAAACCGGCTTTCTTTCGCTTTTTTAATTGCGTTGCGAATAAACTGCGCTGCTGTCGCTACTCCGCCGATAACTCGTGGGGCGTCTTCGCCGCGCTGCAAAGGGTCCGGCTCAACAGGGCCGACGGGTGGGGCTTCTTTAGGCTGCTGGTCGAATAAGTCGAGCCCAGGGCGTAGCTCGTTTGTGTCTTTGATCTGGTTTACAGCTTCCTCTGCATCCAGTTCAGCTTCAAGCGCTTCAGCGCGCGCGGCCTCAGCGTCTATCTCTGCTTCGACTGCAGGGTCAAGGAGAGTGTCAGTGCGGGAATCAAACCCAAATAACTCTGCCTCAGGGCTGACCGTCTGCATGAGCGAGTGACTACCGTCCTCGTTCTCAATGACGAAGATGTCTGTGCCTGGGTTTTCGCGCTTTGCTTTCGCGGCTTGCCGCAAGAAAGCATCAGACATTAGTGCAAACTTGCTGCCTTCTGCGAAAGAGACCCCTGTGAACTCATCTTTTCCTAAGTCCGATAGATCTACATCTTCGAACGCTGCTGCGAACTCGCTGCGTGCTTCGTTGGTCGAATCGAAGACTCTATTGCCGTCGGAGCGAGGTTTATAAGTTTCCTCGTTACCAATGTTTATTTCTTTCGCATCGCCAAGCTCAGTACTACCGATGCCAAATTCGTCAATTTCAAAACCAAGCTCTTGGTCGACCTTTAGCTCGTTATCGATATCTGAGAAGCCATCTTCAAAGCTTTCTGCATCGATGTTTCTTACTTGCGGGCCTTGTTCTTGGTTAAACAGCGTTTGTCGTTCTTCGAGAGCTTCTTGAACCGAGCGGCGTCTTACTGATCCGCCAGCAGGAACCTGAGAACCAGCTGCGCTAAACGCACCAGCCAATCCGTCTTCGTTTGTACCTTGCTGCCAGACTACGTTGCCTTCGCGGTCTAGTGCTTCTACAACAATGTCGCCGTCTATTGGCTTAACGTCGCTGTATTGCAGTGCCGCAGCAAGCGATTCCTCGTTCGCTTGCGACTCAGCAACTTCTTCGACTATGTCAAAGTTCTTAGAGATGATCGTGCCGCGACCCGGGATAAAACGCGTATAGAACTTTTGATAGGTGACGTTCCCGTCCCCATCAACGCCAGCCTCGATCTCGACTTCTTTTGTTTCCGTCTCGGAGGCATCGTATTCAGGGTTTGGCCCTTCGACCCAAATGGAGTGCCGCGCGGTAGTGGGGTCTACGGCCGCTCTAACTTGCGCGTTTACTGAGCTTTGTGGTTCCGGTGTCGTGAACCCCATTGAGTCCACACCATACTGCTCGCCATCAATTTTTGCGTCGACCTGCTGCTGTCGGGCCTGCTCGATGTAATCCTTGGCTTTACCCATGACGTTCTGAGCGCCGCGAAACGTACCTACTGTGGCGCTTCCGGCTCCTGAGATACCAAGTCCGCCGAAGAAACCAGCAAAAGCAGATTCGCCCATTCGAAGAGCAGCGTCTTGCGCAGTGTATTCAGGGTCAATGTCGAACCGATTAGCTACACTAATACCTTCTTGCAAAGTTTCAGCCACACCCTCGGTAGCGCCGCCCCTCGCTAAATTCTTTGCGAGCTTTGCAAAAGAGGAGCCGTCTCTCGTTGACCGCTTTGCTGCGAGATCGCCGAGATCTTTCATCAGCATTCTTGTCAGAAGCTGCTCGCCCTTGAGGCCAATAAACGCCTGTGGCACGGCCAAACCGGCCGACCTTAGTGCTGCTTCTTCATCATCTAGAAAGTCGAGGTTCTCGCCGAAATTTGAGCCAGCCATGCTGCTGTACTCTTGGCCGTACATGCCAGCGGCAGCGCCGCCTTTAAGGGTGATCTTGTCGGCGGCGTTATTACGTTGTGCGAGCCGATAGGAAACAGCAAGCACGCGCTCCTCTTCGGGAGTTGCTTCGCCCTTGAGCTTCTTCTCAAAAGCATCTCGCACTAGGCGCTTTGTTACGTGACGGCTCCCCGCGCTGACGCCGAGTTTGGTAAGGCCCGAGACTGCGGCCCCAGCAAGGCCGCTGCTGAGCGTCGCGCCTACATAAGGCGTCATTTGAGCGAGGTTCTTAGTTATCTGAGTAAAGAAGCCACCGACAGTTGGGTTCTCAACAAACCCTTCGAAGTCCTGTAGTTCCCCAAATGATGTGGAGGTGCGTTGTTCGCGGGCACGAGCAGCTGCAATGTTTTCAGCCGCTGCTTCTTCGTCCCCAATTACAGTATTGAACAGGCCTTTGAAGTAGTCGTTGTCCGTCTGGATGTTTTCAAGACCGACGTCAAAACCTCGGGCAAACGTTTCCCCAAGGCCATCGGGCGTAGTTCCCGTGCGCGCAGTTACGTCATAGTCGCGATCCGGCTCTGAATAGTCGAACTTTAGAAGCGACTCTACGGGATCAGCCATTAGTTACTGGCCCTCTGTCGCTCGATCTCATCGAGCTTTGTAAAGAAGAATCGAGACAGTTCTTCGTTGCCGCCAAAGAACTCTTCTACCTGTTCCGCGCTGAATGCGTCGCCGTCCTGCGTGTTAGTGCCAGGTTTCAAGATAATTATGCCGCTGCGACCTTGCGCGTCTCGCGCACCGTCCCTTGCTATTCGAGACAAGCGGCTGTCGCTTGCCGTCAGCGCTGCACCTGAATCGGTAGCTAAAAAACTCACCTCTAAGTCGCCGTCTTGACTTACAAACTGCATACCAAAGCTGATCTGAGCAAGGAGCGCATCAGTAAGCTGTCGGCTTTCGGCACCTGCAACATCGCGCCCGCCAGCCCCAGACTTTCGACGGTTCATAGCGCCTTGTAAGCGCCGGAAAAGATTTGCGATGGAGCCGTTCTGGCCGAGCGCAGCTGTTTGATACTGCTTTACAGAAGGATCGAGGGCATTACCGTCGCCATCAACAAACAGCTTCGCAACGTTCTCACCTTGTTTGTTTATGAAAGTGGAACTCTTGTGGACCGCGTCTCCAACGAATTGATCCCGTAAACGTGTACTGTTTGCGCGCGCCGTTTTATACGAATACTCGGTTGCATCTTGCTTTCGGTCATCCAAAACTGCCGCGTCTAAAGACTTTCTGTCATACGACAACGTGCCAGTTTCGATCATGTTGTTCAGGGCGATCTGGTACCTCTCGCGCTGTCCTGAGTCAACGTTCTCATCTGAAGAGAGGACCGCTAACAAAGCGCGCTGTTCCTCCAGCGAAGCTCTAGGCATTTCTCTAAACGACATTATTCCTCTGTCGTTCAAAGCTTCCTTAAGGGCCGCTACCTGCTCGCGCGTCGGTTTAACGTTTTGTGCGTTCGTATCTCCTTTAGCTTGAGCGGCTGCCACCTGTTGCCCTAGTTCGACCACAGCTGGAGCAGCGGCCTCGTCTTTGGCTGGCGCACTCTCAGTCGCGGCCGGTGCAGACGGTTTGCCTTGCAGTCCTTCGAGTTCTTTTTGCAAGGCTTGCCGACGTCTTGCCACTCCCGAACGCGCGTTCTTGGGGAGAGGGCGGGCGAGGATCTGTTCGATCTCTGCGATGCGTGCGCTATTGTCTTCTGCGCCTGCGCTGTCTCTCGTCCTTGCACGCTCTGCAAGACTCATTTCTTTACGCTGCTGCCCACGAAGCCTGCTCGCTATAACCCTGTCGGGTAAGTTCGCTTCGAGCGGATTAGCCTTTTTATAAGCTTCTATATCAGCATCGGCTACTTGCGTAGGTGCGGCAGGCGCGGCAGGTGCAGCAGCTTGACCAGCTGGAGCAGTGGCAGTGGCAGCAGTTGTATTGCCAGTGGTACTGCCAGTAGTATCAGCTTTTGCAGCAGCCACGATTTCAGTTATTCCGTCCACACCAAGCTGCTCGCCAAAATCTTGCAACACATCGAACTGCGCTTCCCAACCTTCAGCGCTTGCAAGCGCACTCGTTAGCTTTCTTGCGGCTTGTTGCGCCGCTTGTTCTTGATCAGTGCCTTTGTACTGTCCCAAGAAAAGGTCTACTTGGTTTCTTAACTGGCCGACCGCAGCGCGAGTCTCATTTTCTGCCATATCTATAGCTGAGTTGCCTATCCTAACCTTGTTCTTGACTTGCAAGTAGTAACCCGCGTTGCCTTTTTTCTGCAAAAGCTGGTTGAACCCATTACCTACAGCGTTAGCGACCTGTTCAGGTGAAGCAAACAAGACATCTTCACTATCATCTGTACCGCCATTAACAGTAGCGGCTCTAGGGTTACCTTCTTGACCGTCGTACGAACCGACCATAGAAAACGAGCCGTCAGGGCTTACGTTGAATTGCCTGAACTTAAAACCTGGGTTGGTCTTAACGGAAAAATCAGTGTTACCTACGGTAGTCAGCAGTTTTTCGAGCGACTGATCTACTTGCCCGCTTTCTCGCTGTGCCGCCAGACGTTCAGTCAGTTTCTTGGTATCAATAGATAATCCATCCGGCGACAAAACCTCCAGCTGGCTGGCAATCGCTTGCGTCTGATTCAGAGCAAGTCGGTCATCTCTTAGAGCTTGCTCGCCCTCAAGGAGATCAATTTGCTTCTGCTGATACGTTGCTGCACGGATGTCGTTGCGATAGTTCTGGTTGGCATTTGCGCCTGAAAAGAAACTGCTTAAAGCTGACATAGATTGATCTCGGGTAGTGTGCTTTATATGCCAAAAATGAGGGCTGCTGCGCCGATCGTGCCCAACGTGCTGTACGTCTGCGCTTTGTTCTGGGCGCGAGCGCTCTTGTATGCAGACTCTCGATTAGCGGCGTTCTGTGCGGCGTTACCTAGTTCGCCTAAAGACGCTCGATTTACGCCTTGGCCAATATCAATAAGATCCGCCATCAGCGCTCTGTTTGCGTCTTTTTGTGCAATACGTGCGTCGGCGATGCCTTGGATACCCCCAAGTGTCGTGCTGCGACTTAGCTCACGCCGCTGCTGTTGCATCTGAGCGGGCGTCAGCTGAGCTCCATAACGACCAGCGTTGCGGTCTACGATGCCCTGAGTCAGCTGATTCGAACGATCGCGGTCCTCATAAGCGGCATCAATGAGACTGGTGTCCGTCCTCGCCTTCTCAATCAATTGCATTTCGATGGGGCGCACATCACGAACATAGTTTTGATATTCGCGCTGAGTAATATTCGCGAGGGTCTGCTCCGCGTCTACCTGCCCATCTTTATAGGCAGTCAGCGACGGTGCAGTTGCTCTTTGCCGCGCAAGCTGTGTATCGATCTCATCCATGATCCCGCTAAAAACACCCATGTTTACTCCTACTTCCCTGACGCTTTGTTATACGCTTGGCGCATTCGATCCCAATCAGTGGGATCTTCACCATCAGCTGCGCCAAACATCTTGTCTCCAGCTGCACCCGCGACACGCATACCTGCGTCGATCTTCGCCGCCTTCATTAGCGCATTGTTTTTAGCTCGATCAAGCTGGCGGGACGTGCCAATAGAAGCGAGCGCAGAGCGCGCGGCTCCACTAGAGGCGCTTTGACCTTGAGCTACACCCACAGCTGCTGCTGCGCGCTGGTTTTGCAGCGTTTCAGCGCCGGCAGTGGCTTTGCCTAGTTGACCTTGGTATGCCTGCGAGAAATCTCGAGAAAACTGCCCTGCGTTCTGCGTCTGTTGGTAGGTTGGCGCGGAGGTCAAGGCCTGCATAACGTCAGCATTTGCCCTGCTACGCGCCAGATTTGTCACATCATCGGACAGAGAATCTTTTAACTCGGCCACGTTTAGAGGCTGGTAGTTCCTTTCAAAAAATTCTGCTTTCTCGGCCCCGACTTTCGCGGCCTCGATCTCTGCAGGAGATGCCTTGTAATCGCTTTGCTTTGGTTTGCTACCCATTACAGTTCTCTCGTGTAAATTACTGTATCTTTCTTCCAACCCTCGGCAAGTAGGTAATCCTCCATTGCCGTTACGGGCGTCCGGACCTCTATATTTGAGAAGCCGCTGTCTTTCGCAACCTGCGCAAAGAAGGAGTAGTACTTAATCACGCAACTAGCTCCGCGCTTCTTTGCCCATGCAAGCCACACTAAAAATGTCTTTGCCCCAGTAAACTCGTCCACCTCTGCGGTAGTGATTACAAACCCCTCTGACGCTACCCAAAGGTGCGCTTCTCCGTTTAGACAAGCTGCATATACATCTTCTGGCCTAAACGTAAGCTGAGCCTGCTCAGCTAAAATCTCTTCAATGCCGCACTTCACCCAGTCCCACTCTTCGCGGATCTGTGCAAAAGCTGGTTTATCCTCCGCTACCGTAACGTCGGCGTCTTGTGCGCAAAGCACCCGAACTTCCGCCATATCGAACCCTCCTAGCTATGCCGGTATCGGCCCCACGAGCTTGTAACTCGGCGCGCTTTACACCGTCATTAAATAAAGACCCGTACAAGCCTGCGCCGGTCAGATCCGTCCAATCTTTGTTTGGTATCCGCAGCAATCGGAATAAGGCCCCGTTAACAATCGTGTCCCTATGGCGATCCATTACATCGTCGTCACAGGCGGTGCTTGTGTGAGTCGGCCTCAGCACTGCACGCACAATCGTGCTAGATACAGACGTCGTTGTAGGCACAGGGGCTAGCCAAAAAGTCTGGGCGCTTTGCTGCACGAAGTATTCGGGTACACCGTTGCCTTCTCTCCACTTCGGGATTCGCTGTTCAAGCAACGTGCTAGACAGTGGTTCTAGATCTTTCCCTTCGTGCGTAACCCAAAGGATCTTTTGGACCGAAGTACCGCTTGGCGGTTCGAGGTCATACTCAAAAATGCCGCCGACAGTGGTCACTGGATCAAGCTCGGCCTGATACACCTCAGACATCTCACACAACTCAATAACGGCAGCGCGGATGCTGTTCTCTACCATTGTGTCGGAGCACCCAGACACCATCGGTAGAATCTCAGGAAGTAGCGTTTCGTACGAAATCGCCATGCGTTACGCTCCCGCTGTCTCTCTGCGTTCTATATTGGGGTTCGTGATCGCGTCAATCTGGCCTTTCCCAGTCACCTGCGCTTGAAAGATCTGATAATGAGTGCCAGCGCGCTGAGCATTACCTGCGTACTCGGCGTCCTTCATATAAGCCATGTACATCACGTAATTCATCACAGCGTTCGCGAAAATGTCCGGGATATCTAAATTTCCGTCCTGCGCTACTGTATCGGGGTTGGCAGAGTAGATAATCTCTAAGTACGCGCTGCCTGCGACGCCTGGATAGACGTAGAAGTTTCGAGGATTTGATTCTTCATAGACGTAGTGCTTCACGATATTGGTGTGGGCAGCGTCGCCTGTTACAGAGGGGTCATGCCAGTCGGGGGTCTGACCGTTTAGCACCTCAGCATCTACGAGCCTTACAGAACGCTTACCCGTGCCACCAGACGCAGCAGACATGTTGCGTACGACCTTTAACAGGCGGTTGCCGCCAGAAGGTATATCCTGCTTGGTGCCCGTGGCCAAAGTTATGGTCTCGTTTTTAGCCGACGCGTCGGGCTTCAGCAAAGCGATTTCGCGCTGAGCGTCGTTCACCCAAAGCACAAGCTCGGAAACTATGGGCCATCTGACACCTGTTGTATCTTGGAGCACGGTCTGCACTCGGTCGATTACGCTTTGTACTGATACTGTCATGTCATATACCTATGAGTTCAGAATTGATTCCCAAGCGGCTTCTCGGGCGTCTGTATCAACAGTTCTCCCAACAGCTTTGTTTACAGCCGCTGCCTTCGGGTAGCCGTCCGTCTTAAAATTGTCTGGGTCACCTTCATCCATCATCTTTTCAAGGACGGTTACTAACTCTGAGTCCAGCTGCACGATCTCCTCGACAGCTGTTTCCTCGACAACCGAGACATCTATTTCTTCCTCAACAACAGTAGAACCCTTGAGTTCTTTTGCTCCCTGTTGGATCGCTAAAAGGCCAATCTCCTCAGATATTTCCCGAGGTACGCCTGCTTCGAACAAGACGGCGGTTCCGCCCATTGTTGTGACGCGTAAGCCTTCGCTGCTAACAATCTTCATGATTTATTGCCTACTTAGTTTTGGTGGTGTACTTCTTGCCGTTCCAAGTGAATGTCTTCTTGCCTGCTTTCTTCGCCGTAGCGAAAGCAGATCTAAAGCTGCCAGCTGCAGCAGAGTTCTTTTTGAACGTCTTATAAGTGCCTGCTTTAGTCTTCACACCACCCGTAACGTCTCGCTGCATACTTTGACTACGAGTACGGGGGTTTCTATTCGTGTTTCGAGGTGCCGCGTCGAAGTCCATATTGGTTTTTGAATCTACCGAACCGCCACGCCGGCTTGTTCTTGGATTCTTTGGTGTTACCGGCTTCTTGGCCGCAACCTTCTTGGTAGAGGGGCTGCCCTTTTTCTTTTGCCCAGCTGTCGCAGGTACCTTCCTCTTCCTAGATACAGTGTTTAGCCTCTCAGCTTCTTTCTTCGCTTCTTCAGCTCTAGCCGCCTGCCTCTTCGTTTTCATACGAGCCACCGTCGCTTTCAATCGATCGCTACGGCTGGTTGTGGATGAACTCTTCGCCTTTGCGTAGGGCCTTTTTCGCATACTGAATCTCCAAAAAAGAGCCCCCTCCGAAGAGGGGGCTAAACACTCTACTGAGCGGTATCGAGGGCGATAACACCGAAGTCCTGAGCACTACCAGAAATATCTGAGTTGTACTTAGGCTTACGGAGACCGAAGATCTTGCCTACAGAGATGCCTGACTGGTTGCCATAGTCGAAGGTGTCTTCGACCATCTCAGGCAGACCGATATCAGCCAGTGCGAGAGCTTGCGCACCGCAGAACAATGCGCGAGCACCGTCTACGTCAGCGTCAGCACCCCACTTGTAGCCAGCTGCACCAGCGTTAGCGGAGGCACCAGAAGTTGCGCCAGTAGTGTTAAACACATGACGGAACTCGTGGATCATCACGCCGTCTACCATCAGGCTTGAAGAACCCGCAAACAAGCTGTTGCCAGTTCCTCGGACACCGGCATTACGCACGTTGGCCAAGAAATCGCTATCAAGTTTGAGGTCAGCCATTTGCTGCGGAGTAACAAACATATGGAAGGTTTCTTGGTTACCAGCACCGCGAATACCTCGGATGTAGTTATCCTTAGCGTAGGCTTTCAGTTCTACAACGTGGCGGTAGGCCAACTTGTCAGAAGCTGTAACAGCGGTAGTGTCGCCAGCCGCTATCGAGGTTCCGCTTATTCGACGATGGCGATCACCAGTAGGTGCAGAAACGTCAGACGCAAACTCCAGATCTACCAACTCGTGGCCAGCAGAAGAAGAGGTAGTACGCAGAGCACCATTGTTTTTGTGAGTGTAAGCAACACCTGACAGAGTCAAGAATGCCAACTGGTCACAACGGTCAGCCATTGCATAAGCAAGCGCGTCGCGAGACTGCTCACGGAAGTTAACCACTGTCTTCTGGTCCGTCATACGGCCAGCGATGCGGTTAGCAAAACGTAGCTGATCTAGCTCAATGGTGATGTCATACGCGCGTAGGGCTTCTTCGTTCCCTTCTAGCGTGTTATCGCCAGTGATACCGTCACCAGTCATATCAGCAAGCAACGTAATGTTTGCTTTCGTGCCTTTCTGGTTCTTGGTCAGTTCAGTGATTCGCTGAACCATCGCGTTAGAGCCAGTACCAGCGAACTGGTTAATGAAAGATTGGTTGCGTGCTACTTTCCAGAATTCACGCGACCACATCTGCAGTTGGTCGCCCGTAAGCGTACCGAAGTTCGTTAAAGCCATGATGGCCTCCATAAAATTGTCGTATTAATAGCGCAGCTAATAAAGCTGCTCGTTTAGCCGACTTACTGGAGCGGCTAATCCGTGTTCCCGTGTCGTGGGACGACGAACTAGCGCGTTTTAACGAGAGCGACCTCGGCAGGTTTAACGCCTTGTGCAGGCGATGATTACGTTTTTTACGGCTACGGGCCGATCAGATATCGCTCTGATGGACGAATATACATCGAATATTAGCGATACTAATATACGTATGCAACACCTAAATCAACTGCGTCGGCTAGGGCGGTGGCTCGCTTTTCGAACCCGCGCTGTCTTCTTCGCTATCTTTTTTGGCTGCTTTGAGAACTGCTTGCCTTTCTTTGTGTCTTCCCGCTTCTTTCGGGAAGTGGCAGCGTACTCCTTGTCTGATAAAGCTTTTCGAGCCTTCTTCGGGAGATACCTTTCACCTGTCGCTTTGCTTCCTTGAGTTGAGTTTTTACCGGACTTTGTCCCCCATTCCTCTTTAGTCCACTTAGACAGCGACTTCTGAGCCTTTGTTTTGGGGCCTTTATAACCGCCACCTGACTTTTTGTAGCGCTGCGTCGCGATTTGCGCCTTACGGGCTGACCACTGGCCAGGTTTTCCGCCAGCTGAGCCCGCCTTAACCGACGCGACAATGCGTTTCCATTTAGGTTCGTCTGTTCTGCTCATTACCACTTCACCTTATGTGACCAGTAACGTGCTGACAGCTTTGATGGCTTTGCATCTTGGGCGTTATGGCGTGCGTAATATGAGCGTTTTCGTGCCTTATCTTTCGCACTTTTAGGGTTTTTACCTGCGCCCCGAACACCTTGCTGACCAAAACGTATGGTTTTGATCTTATCTCCCTCTTTAGCCACAACAATGTGTGATTTTTTCGGGTGATTGGGCGTCCGCTTCGGTTTGTTAAAGCCCGAGACACCTGCTCGGGCTAATCGTGGGTCTCTTTCACTCGCCATTTAGGCTGCTCCTTACAAAATATCGCCGCGTAGGCGTCTCAGGGTGGCTTCAGGCAGCGCATCAAACTCTTCTTCGGTCATGTTGGAGACGTCTAGACCTCTCTCTCCATGAACCGAGGAGCTTTCACCTGGCAATTCAGGTGGTTGGGCTTCTGCGGCCTTCAGTTTTTTGCTCACTTGCGCACGTTTCTTGGCAACTTCGTCTACAGACGGCGCTTTACCAGCCAAACTCGGTGCGCTTTCTTCCGTTTGATCTAAATCATGGTCTTTCACGACGTATTTGACGGCTTTTGACAGCGCGTCTACTACGTCATAGCCGGTGGACATGAACGCATCACGCAGTTCGAGGACTTCGTTCGTGTAATCCTCGTTGAACTCCGCTGAGTTACGGTCAAAAACGGGATACGCTTCTTCCATAGCGGTCGCAGCCTGCTGAAGCGCGTTCATTTGGCGGTCTTGAGTTACGGTTTGCGTCATTTCTTGGCGCATTTCGTACTCAAGCTGCTCGCGCTCCGCCTTTCTAATCTCTCGTCTCAGAGCTACGGCTTTTTCTGTCTCCCCATCAAGCACCATGTTCTGGTATTCGACTTCTTTCTCATCAAAGTCGTAGGCTTCGGGAGCTTCTTCAGCTTTTTCTTTCGCAGCATTTATCTCGTCAAGCTGCTTCTGTAGGGCTTTCTGCTTTGCAAGCACCTCATCGAGGCGGGCTTTAGGGACCATTTTGCTTTTTGCCGCTTTCTTGGGTGCGGGGGTAGGTTCTTCGGGCGCTTCTTCAGCTTCTTCTACCTCCTCGTCGGCAACTGCTTCGGTTTCTTCGGCTTCATCTTCGGCCACGTCCTCCTCGGGATCTTCGGCTTCGGGCTCTTCTTCCGATTCTTCGGCTTCAGCGACAGTGGGTTCCTCTTCGACAACGGCTTCTGGTTCCTCTTCCTGCGTAAAACTTAGGTCAAGCGCAGGCGTGTCGTCTTCTTCGGGGCGATCGGCCCCAGGCATTACGTCAAATTCCAGTGGCTTGTCTTCAGTTGCTTCGTCTTTGGTGCTCATATCAAAGTCCTATTGGGTTGGTTGGGTTGGGTTGGTTGGTCCAGCTGTGCGCGTAGTGCTTCTACCTTGCTTCATTGCCTCCGCAGCTATCTTGGCTGCGGCAGTAGTCTCACTTTGCCCTTGGCGGATTTCGTTGGTAGCAGCAGAAAGCTCTCTGCGGAGGGCTAGCTGCTCTTGGTTCATCTGGAGCTTCGCTTGTAGCTCAGCCAGACGCGCTTGCGGATTCACTTCCGCTACTTCCTGTACCTTGGCAACGTTTACAGCCGCTTCGGTCTGGAGTTTTTCGACTTCAGCTTGGAGCTTCATGGTCTCCAGCTGCAGGTTTTGCATCGCCAGCATCTGCTGTTGCTGCATTACCTGTGCCTGTTCTGGTGTTGGTGGCTCTTGGCCGGTCATTTGACGTATACGTTTGGCCAGTTCCTGCTTCTTCACTAGATGGCTGTACTGAATAATTGCGTCGTCAGGTATTGCGACACCTGCTTGGCGTAAACTCAGTGCTTCTGCGAACTGAGTCTCGTCGAAGCTGTCCCGCGCAGGGGCAGTAGAGACAATTACGTCGTATTCACCCAGCGTGAGGTTGTTGATGATGTCTCCCTCGGGCGACATCGTGTTCAAAACCAGTGGCTCGCGCGGCTGTAGCGGGTCTTCTTCGTTTGTGACCTGAATAACGCGCTCTTCGGTGTAGAAAGTCTGAATCAGGTTCAGGATCTTCTCTGCTAGGTACTGTCTAGCCTTCGCTAAGTTATCCAAAGGCACCTGAATCATGATTGCGCCGCGATTTTGCTTAGCTTGGATAGCAATTCCAGACACTTCAGCGCTATCTGTGCCTAACATTGAGTCGTTGATGCCCGAAATCGCCTGAATATTCGCTGCTGCTTTCTGTGCAATACGATCGAGGCCAGTAGGGATCTGATTGGCTTGTATTTTCGATGGAGGATTCGTTCCTCGATTGTACTCAAGCACCAATCCAGTCTCTGCACCGTGCTCTTCGAGGTCATCAGCCGTCATACCAACGAGTGATCCGCTCTCAACCATCCATCCGCTGTTCGCGGTGGTGTTCACGATGTGCAGTTCTTGGCTCGCGATCTTGTTCAGCTGCTCCTGTGGGGACAACAGGTTGCGAATTGCGCCAAACGGACGCCCTCTGCGGAAATAGCAGAAGAACGGGACGATGGTCAGCTGATCGTAGGGAGACCAATCATCATGCAGGACCACCTGATCGCACGTAACAGTCCACCGGACCTTGCGGATGACCTTGGATATAAGCTCCATATCGTATTTTTTGGCGAATTTTTTACATTTGGCCTCGCCCCACTCGGAAGGGCACTGCCTTTGGTCGCCAGTTAATCGGTCGACGAAGAAAGATGCGCGGTGCAGCTTCTTGTGTTGGCGCTCGACGACGCGCAGTGCCTTCACATTTCGGTACTCCTCGTCCCCAGGCACGCCTGCGCCGAAGTAATCGTCGTTTGTTTCGGTATCACCGAAGCGAGTTTCCTGATATTCGACCGAATCAGGGCCGAAGCTCATACCGTTCTCTGCAACGAATAGCAGGCGCTCCGCCTTTTCCTCGCCATATAGCTCCTCGATCTCGTCGAGCGTCATCCACTTAGACTCAAACACCTCGTTCCAAGTCTTTGGGTCGGCGTCCTTAGCATCTGGGTCGATAAGAATGTCCAGTGGGTCTTTAGCCGTGATGCGGATCTCACCTTCAACGTGATCACTAAAGTCCATGCGGACGTCAAAGTACCCCCGACCGTCCATAATCAGACCGTCGCTGAATACTTGCTGCTCGACCCAGTCCAGCTTGTTGCTGTCAGCGATCTGCATGTACAGCTTTGACAACGTGTGCGCTACTTCTTCATCGCCACCGCGACGCGGCTTGAACTTAATGTCCGCTCGGCGGGTCGACTGTTCGCCCAGAATTGTATTAATGGTCGGCAAAATAGTATTAATCGTGAGAGCAGGGCGGCCCTCATTCTCAAGCACAGCCTGATCATCTGGGTCCCACTGGTCGCCTTGGTAATACTCGTCGCATTTGAGTGCCATCTCCACATAGTCGAGGTGACCGTTATCCCGAGCGCGTTCATAACGCGCCCACTGGGTGCGTGTGATCTCTTCTTCCTTCGCCGGATCAATTTTTCTTGTCTTAGCCATCGTTATGCGCTCATTGCTGATTTATTACGTTCGCCCTTAAGTAATCCAGGGAGCCGGTCTCTCCAGCTTGGGACGTGTTCAATCTTCTCTACGAAGGTGCTGAACTCGGTCATCATCAGACCGATCCAAGCCAAGGCATCTACTTGGTCGTCGTGGACCCCATTCGGGAAGCGCAGAAGTTCTGCGACTAATGGCCCAGTAAATTCCTCATCTTTGGGCAGGAAGACCATGCCCTGTTGCATCCGGCCTTGGATTGCTCTGGCGCGTGCCTCCTTGTCCCTGCGGCCAGTTTTCAAATCTTTGAAATACGCCTCGTAGAGCCCACGCTCACGGACGCGCTTTTCTAAGAACGGTCCGAGAGCCATCTCGATGTGTCCTTTCTCAATCCCGATGATCGACGGCTTCCACGACTCGTACAGATCGAGGATCTGCTCAACCAGTTCAAAGCCGTCAAACCGTCCGCGCACCATGTCCATCACAAACATCTGGTCGTACTCGTCGACGCCTACAACGATTCCAACGGTGTAGTCATTTCTGTCGTTCTTACCGATCGCCAAGTCCCACGCGCAGTAGTAACGCATGCGATCCTCGTCGACCTCGTCGCGGTCGTAGTACTGGATCATGTCTCTAGTGAAGTAGTCGCCGTCATCTGCGACGGGGTTCTGCTGATACAGCGCTGACCAGTCTCTGGGCCCGACAGCTTTTTCGATCCGCGCGAGCGCGTCCTCGTCGTAACGCTCGCGGTGTAGGGCTTCACCTTGCTGCCGAAACTCCTCGTCCACCTCGGCTCTAGCTGGGTAGTTCACAACTTCCCACTGCTCACCGTTATCTGCGGCAGCTTTAAGCAGACGACCCGCCAAATCGTCGTCATGCCAGCGCGTCAAAATTACCAGCACGCCGCCGCCTGGCGCGAGACGTGTATACGCGGTGGAGGTGTACCAGTCCCAGGCGCTGTCGCGCGCGTTTTGTGATTCCGCGTCGTCTCGGTTCTTTACCGGATCGTCAATAACGAGGATGTGAGCACCCTTACCAGTGATACCGCCGCCCACACCGGCAGCAACGTAGCCACCACCAACAGTAGTAAGCCACGCTTCAGCAGACTGAGACTGAGGGTCGAGGCGGGTCTTGAAGGCAGACTTATATCCCTCTTCGCGAAGGAGACCACGAACCTTGCGGCTGAAACCCATTGCGAGTGAACCCGAGTAAGAACAACTAATAAACTCATGCTCAGGATGTCGCCCAAGGTGCCAAGCTGGGAATCCAACCGATGCAAGCGTGCTCTTACCGTGCCGTGGTGGCATGAAGAGCATGAGTCGAGGCGACTTCTTCGCTGCAACATCTCGGGAAAACTCCTCTAATCGTTTACATATGTCCTTATGTACCCAACCGGCTTGATAATCGGGGTTAAACCGCTCCACGAACGGCAACAACTTCCGGCGGGTCAGGAACCGCAGTGCGAGTTCCGCGCGCGCCTTCTCTTCGACAGTTGATTCCTGCTCGACCTCCGGTTCGGGGCTGGCGGGCTGCGGTTCTTGCTCCGCGATATCAGATTTGCAGTACACGCAGAGACGGTCGTCTCCCGAGTACAAAGTCTCGGGGTGAGACGCTTTGCAGCGTACGCATTCGATCTTTATGACATCTGTCATCAATCGCTCTTAGGTTCGAGGTAGTCCAGATCCTTACCTGCAATCTTCAACAAGTCCTCGTCACTCATGCGTTCAAGCTGCTTTGTACCGTTGATGTTGATGTTCACTTGGGTAGCGTTTTCCGGCGCGGCCAAACCGTGCAGCTTAACCAGGGAATCGGTGGTGTTTTTCATCTCAGTGGCGTTTGCCGAGGAGTTGTACGCCTCCATGTACATCATGTGCGCGTGCTGATTGGTAAACTTCACTTCTTCGCGCATTTCTTGGCGAAAATACTCGATGGCTTGTGCCACAGAGGGCCGTTTTGCGGCTTCGTAGGTTGCTTGGGGCGAAGAGTATCCAGCGCCGCGACCTGCGGCCGCGATCGTCATTCCTGAACTGATAAGCGAGACCAGCTTTTCCTGCTGCATGGTCAGTGAACCGCGTGTCAGGCCCATGTAGGGCAGATGCGATTGAAACTCCGTATGTTCGCTCACTAAGTCAGTGGACTGTGACTCCGATTGGGGTGCCTGTTCCATGAAACTCTGGTTCTTCATTTACATACACAAATGCAGGTGATCCGTCGAACTCGTTCGAACACATCTCCGTGATCCATTCTTCCGCGTACTCCTCGGAGTACCCGTGGGACACAAGTATTTCGACAGCTTTGTCGATGTCATATGCGAGGACTTCACGACCATCGCGAACGGTTGACCCGATAATTGCGGCGTCAAGACCTTCAATAGTGATGACTTCTACTTCGCTCATCTCGGCATATTAGCTTTACTAATATTTAATCACAAGTGAAATCACCGATGGTCTTGATCCACCAAAAGAACATATCTTCAGGCAAATTGTGCTTCATTATGTTGACTCGGTAACAAACCAGCTGCGTATTTGCAGCGGTGTAGCCAACGTCTTGTGAAATCCTGTCGATTGACGCGTTGTTGTCTTTCACACCGGAGCCGTCGACGTGATGCGTCAGATATACACCGGACAGCGCGCAGCGTCCTCCTTGCTCCGTCCACTTTTCCACTAAATCTTCATACGTTATGTGCCAATCGCGGTTCGCGGCTCGGGGGTCGCGTTTGTTGGAGTTCTTGGATTTTGAATAGAGGTTCCGCAAGTACGATTTGTAGCTCGCGGATATACGTTTTTGGGCTGCGACCGTGCGACACGCCTGGCACTGAACTCGGTTGCGTTCAAATTCCTTTTTTGGCTTTGTGGAACCGCAGCCTGAACATACGAGAGTGGTTGCTGGCATAACGTATGAATATTAGCGTCACTATTATTACGGACCGGAGCATACACGCTTAACTGCATGTTTCTGCAAAAATTTTCAAAAAATTTTTTTTCATTTTTACGTCTGTATCGCTCACGGACTATCTCCCCCCTTGGCCCATCGCGCCCCCCGTACCCCGATCCGCAGTGTTGGAACCTTGTCACGTATACATCTGTGGAACCTTGTCGGAAAAACGCCTCGCTCCTAGCGTCGCTCGTCGTCGGTGTCGTTATGAATTGGATGAATGGTTCGTCCAATCACAATCAAGGAGACAGAGATGTCACAGTCGAACAACGTTATCGGTAACCCAGTACAGCTTTCCCTCGGCAAGAGCAAAGGCAGTGCAACAATCTACGCTCAGCTAAAGAACGGCAGCGTGTGGGCACTGAACGCCCCGTCACGTAGAGACGCTAATCAGTGGATCAAGTTCATCAACGCACAAGGCGCGCTGCTACTCAACGGGTGGAAGCGAGTACGGGCCGCGCCCCAAGCACCACGACCCGCGAAGCCCCTGCGCGCTCAACTGGCACCGACCAAAGCTGCACTGCTGATCCAGCAGAAACGCGCTGAGCAGGCCGCCGCTTACAAAGCCGCTAAGCAAGGAGAAGTGTAATGACCACGTCAGACATGTTCGAACAACACTTCGCCCGTACGCCGCTCGCTCGCCAGGAGGCTCGCGATCCGCGATCCGCGCCCCAGCGGGCAGCAATCCGTAAGGCCTATCGTCGCTATCTACGTATGGGGTTCGATCCCCGAGAAGCGTCGTTCAAGGCCTATCACTATCACACCTCTAAACTGTAACGGAGAAAACCCATGAAACTATTCTACACCCCAGTAGAACGCATGCTCCTGAGCATCGACGACTGCCACGACGTAACCGACAACGAGTACCTCCGAGATGCCTGTTGGAAGATCTTCGACAAGTACTTTGGCAGAACAAAACTCTCGGTTCGTGAAGCACGGATCTTGGATCACGCTCGCGGTCTGTTGCAGATTTAGGTGTGTAGCAGCTTTGAAGTGTGTAGCAGGTGTGTAGCAGCTAATTTTCCGTTTCTGCTACACAAAGTTTTCCTTTGTATTCAACCACTTAGGTCTAAACACCCTATGTGTAGCATGTGTAGCAGCTTTTTTGACTTGTTCAGATCGTTTTTCAAAAACACCGTTTTTTTTTCTAAATCGAACTTCAACTCAAATTTACCTGCTACACATGCTACACACTGCTACATCATTGTTTTCATTACATTTTGTGTGTTTTGAACCTGCTACCAAAGCTGCTACCAACCTGCTACACACCCCCTGTTCCTGCTACACACTGACCGCGAACCACGAATCACGGTCATTAATGACTACCATCAATTGGAGGGCCATATGGCTACTTTCTTCGCTATTTTCTTCGCTTTTTTCTGCGGAGTCCTACTTATCACGACCGCTGCACTCATCATCACGGGTGTCATGTTCGTGGTCAACGAGAACTACCGCAACGCAATGTTCCACCTGTTCAGCACTGTCACCGATGACGCTGAACCACACCAACCGGAGGTTCACTGATGAACACTGACTTTGTAGACAGGCTGCTCACACTTGTAGCGTTAGCAAGCGTTGGTTTAGACCACAACAGACCAGACGTTGTCCGACAACAAATAGACGGTATGCGTGAGTTACTCATACCCGAATTAAACAAACTCGAACTCGAAGAAGCGCAGTTGTGGTGGCGAAAACAACAAGAGTTCAACTCCGGAAAAGAGTTGGTGCGATTGGTACAACAGGAGATTGGCAATGACTCGTCTGATCGTAGCTGGGACTAGGCACTTCAACAGTCCCACTATCATGCAGGTGACTCTCGACCACCTGCTATCCGACCACCAACCCGACGAAATCGAAATCGTCTCAGGCAGAGCGCGTGGCGCGGACCGTATGGGCGAAGCATATGCCCGAAGCCGTGGCTACGCAGTCAAGCTGTTCCCAGCTGATTGGGAGAAGCACGGAAAATCTGCTGGCTACAAACGTAATACTCAGATGGCTGAGTATGCAGATGCACTAGTCGCGTTCTGGGATAACGAGTCTCGCGGCACTTTACACATGATCAACATCGCTCGCGATCTTGGTCTACAAACCGAAGTCATTCTTTATAAGGAGTATATGTAATGACCATCCTTCGTAATATTTTTCTCGCTGGTTCCGTCTTGTTCATCGTGTTGGTACTCGCAATGCTCAACAACCACTTCAATCGCGAAATGATGTACTCGTCCGATCTTCCGCACGGCAACCTCATCTGTCTACATAACGAGTGGAACGATGCGTATCTCTGCGTCCAAGACGAAGACGATCTCCACCCGTTCGCACCTTCTTTCTTGACTACAGATGTAGTCCCACGGGTAGGTCGTCTCGATCACGAAGAGACCTATCTATCATACAA